ACCCTCGTCAGCTTTTATTTCTTCTTTTAATGCTTCTAAGTCCATTATCCTAAAACCTTTACAATCATAGTTATAAATTGTGATGCAACCATAAACCCAATAGTCATTAATACATAATTCAATCTTTTAACATCTTTTTGTAAATGATAAATATGATTTGTTTCTAATTGCTCAATCTTATTATAAATATTGACAATATGTTCTTTTGTTGTTTTTGGTTCTATTTTTGCCATTTAAACCTCGTCAAAAGTGTGCTGACCTAGCCAATAACAAATCAACACACTTTTGTCATCATCATAACTCATAATGAGTCACACGTGGTGAATTTGCACCACTTAATTAATATAATTTTTTTTTTAATACAAATCAATATAATCTAACTTTTTCGTTAACTTCGACCATTTTACAATAACAAGAATATTGTTTAAATTCCTCACCAATTTTTATAGATTTTTGTTCTGATAAGAATTTTGAAAAATATAAACAATTATTCATATTACTGAAAAAAGCAGTTCCATTTTGAGGAAATCCGTCTAAAAAGCACAATATCGCAAACGCAATTTTCATTTTCCATTTTTGCTCATATAGGCTGTTGTTCCCATATAAGTTCCCACAATGCCTGCCCCTGAAATATAAAATAAATTTGATATATCGCTTAAAGCATTAACTCTATCTATCGGCACAAAAAACATGGCAACAGTAAATACACCCATACCAATTAATGTGTATCTTGCCATTCTTAATTGTGCTAAATTTTTTCTTAATTTTGTTTCAGTTTCTTTTATTTCTTTGACGTGGCTTAATTCTGCGTCTGATATAATGCCATCTCCGTCCGTATCATATTCTTTATAAACACTATCTTTTTGAAATTTTTTTTGTGCCATATCTAAAACTTTAACAAATAATATCCCTGTCATAAAGGTTTTTTAAAGATTACCTTTTAAATACATAGCCCAATAATATATACCTAACCCACCAAAAACAATAATAAATATTGATAAACAAGCCTTAATAATTATATCTCTTTGTCTTGCTTGTTCTTCTAATTGTTTTTTATGTTCGGCTCTTGCCCTTGCAATCGTTGCTTGTAATCTTTCCCATTGACCAGGAGAACCATACAATTGGAACATTGACCGCAATTCGTCTTTTAATCTTTTTTGTTCTTCTTCTTTGAAATGTTGTTCGATAGCATTGTCCATGACCCCACCGAATATGCCTTTTTTCTTTCTTTCTTTAGCAAAACCTAATTCAGCTTCGCCCTGAGCATATTTTTGAATTGCAGATTGTGCTGAGTTTAAATCTCGACCCATTTCAACACATTTTTTAATAGCCGCATGTGCTGAAGTAATAAGTCCAAATGCTGAAACGGGATCAATCAATAATTATTCCTCTGGAAAATCATATATAGGCGGGTTTCCTGTAGGGTTCCCGTCTTTATCTGTTGGTGTATCAAATAACTTTTTAAAAGCAGTTAAATTAGAACAAGCATTTATTTTTGTTTCAATACTATCACAGGCAGTTCTAACTTTATCTCTAAATACAGTTGTTTCCGTTTTAATTTCTGTTCCCTTTTCTGCTTTTCTAGTTATTTCCCAATCTGTATTAGCAAGTAAAGTATTTGCCTGTTTTTTAGTTATATTTATCCAGATAGTTTTTAAACCCTGAACTATAATTTGTTTTCCGTTCTCGTCCGTAAGTTTTTTCCCGCTTTCATCTGTAGCATCTTCGTCATCTAATTTTTTGGCTACTCCTTTTGACCAATAAAAACGATTATCAAATGAATTATCAACATCATCAGTCCATGCTATATCCCAAGTTTTTTTATCTTCGTCACTCCATGCTGATTCCCAATTTGAGGGGTGTTTAAAACCATTCTTATCTGTCCATGAACTCCCTACATTGATTTGATTGCCATTATGTTTCCACACCATTATTTTCTCCTATCTATTATTCAACGAGCTAAACTATACTTAAAAGGCATTTCGGCAAATGCCATATAAACATACGTATGACCACTACCATTCCACTCGGCATTGGTTGTATTTAATTTGAAACCATTACTAAGTAATTGAACAGCATTAACTCCACTGTCTGCTACTTCGACAACACCTGAGTTTGCAGTTAAATAAGCACCAGTGCCAATCGAATAATTCATTCGCGGTGAACGTGCAGAATCATAAATCCACCACCTGCCTGTTTGCGATGTTACTTTGCCGAGCAAAAAAGTAGGAGCAAATCCAGTGTAAACGAATGCTCCGTCGGTGCCACTAGAATTGCCAGAATATGTGCCAAATTTAGAATATCCCTCTACTTCATGCCAACACCATATAACTTGTGATTTACCACTTAAATTTGCATTACCTGCTACACCAATAGTTGTGCTACTAACAGAAGTTATTTGGTCGCTAGTTGCAACAGCATCAGTAAGATTTAATTTTAAAAAAGTTCCTAAAGATATTCCTTTATGCCAAACAACACGATTTGAACCAGAGCTATCTCTTGGAGTGGCTATTATCCAATCTGGACTTTGTGATAATCCATGAGCAATAGTATCTGTTCCTCCAGTTCCACTATAAGTAATAATACTAAAACCAGCAGTCGTGTTTGCTTGATATGTGCTATCTTCTGAACCAACACTTGTATAACTTGCATCGTTTGTGGTCGTAGTTCCACCATTTGCTTTCCAATTCCAAGCCACATAAGTTCCACCATTATAATTTAATAAATCACCCGCAGAACCGTCTGTAGTAGTATTGAATCCGTCTGAAGTAAATCCATTAAATACGTCATGTGTGCTTTCTACTGATGTATTATTTGAAAAGATACCTTTATCATTACCTCTTGAACTGTCATAAAGTCTATGGCTAAAAGCCTGATTTCTTGCCTTGTTCCACATAAGGTCTGCTTGGAAATTAAATCCACTTATTGTTCTTGTAGAATCTGAGTTGCCTGTATATAAAAATGCTTCAAAATGATCATTAGCTTGTTCATCTGAATTAGGACCCAATGTTGACTCACTTAAATTAGAACTACAAAGAGCTAAATAACCTGAGGGAACTGCATATTTAAAATCCCCAACATTTTTACCATCTGCATTGCCTCCTGCACTAACAGCACCATTAAAAGTAGAATCTTGTCCAAAATTGAAAGTAACATCAAATGAACTTATAGTCCCTCCATTAGCTCCTCCCGCCGCAAAATAAGTAAATGATGTATCTATACCTGTCACAGCAGTTCCTAAAGAAGAACCATTTTTATAAATTATCCAAGTGCCATTTTCTAAATCTAAAGCATGACCTAAAATATCACCACTGGTATGTGCTGAACCAAAAGCAGAAGTAGAATTATTATGCCTTATACCATGAGTACCACCACTATTAACTTGAGTATAACCATATCCAGATAATGTAGCAGAACTTCCATTACCTAAAGATTGACCATAAGTTCCATCATCTACAGATTTACTTATTGTTGAATATGGTGCAAAACCTACATTCCAATCCCTAGCATCAGCAGGTGTTCCACCACCACTAAGTCTTGTTTCCCAATACCATTTACCACCTTTCATTCCAAAATTACAAACTACTCCAGCATCATAATTACTAGGGGATAGAGTGCTACCATCAAAAAATAAGTTTCCTTGAGAAGCAGCAACTGTTGATGTAAGACTTTGTGCCTGAAAGTTTATAGTGCAAAAATTATTCTCAGGAGTATCTTTTACCACATCTGAAGCCGCTAAATTTGTAACTGCAAAATGTTTATTATTACCTGATGTGTCAGCACCTATACCGCTTGAGTTTTGTGAAGTCCCCGTTTGTAAATATTGCAATCTATGCCCATTTGTGCCATAGGTTAAACCAGAAATATCTATTGGAATAAATACTCCCTCTTTAAATTCTCCAAAACTTGTGCCTGCTAATTGTGCACCGTCTATTTGCACACATTCGGCTAAATATCCGTCAAAATATAAACTAGATGTTTCTCGCCTACCCCAATATATTTTGCCATTATTCGCCTTTATATCTGCATCTTGGCTTGGATTATTTGTTGTTGAAAAAGATGTTTCTTGAACTCCATTTACATAAATTTTAATTCTATCGTTTGCAGTGCTTTGTGATGAATCAAAAGCAACAACTATATGATACCAAGCCGCTGTATCTTTAAATACTCTATTTGTTGTTCTCATAGCAGTATCGCCTATTTGCACATTTAATGTATTGCCAGATAAAAAACCTATTTGATTTCTATTTGTTCCGCTTCCGTCATAACAAGACCACATTCGCATATCATCAGATAAATCGCCTCTTTTACACCAAAAAGCGATTGTTGCTTTGGTTGTTGAGCCACCTGATAAACTGGAAAGTGATAAGTCTGGACTATCGGATTGTTCAAACCTTAATGACCGAGTCACCTGATCATTATAAAATCCAGTAACAGCACCAAACCATTTTTCATTTGCTACCATTAACTAAAAGCCAACTGAGGTGTGCCAAGCAATATTGAATTATCTGCTTTTATTAAATAGGGAACGACATCATAAGCAGAATTCGTGCTTGAAAGTGTTAATCCTCCACCACCTACTGTTTCATAATCACCATGTAAACTCACCGTTCCAGCAGAACTAGAACTTGGTTGAATAAACACTATTATGCCACTTTGCCCTACATTTCCAGCCTCTGTGCTTGGTTGTGCTAGTGTGTTCGTGCCTGACCCCAAAGTTAAAATAAAATTTTGGTTTGTATCAAAATCTAGGGTTTTACTTGTAGAAATAGTAGCAGTTTCTGTTTTGGGAATACTAACTTTATTTGACAATGTGCCAGTAGATACCAAAGAAACTAATGTTGAGTCTGCCCCATCAGGTAAAAGTAATTCGTTTGTTACACCAGCCGAATGTGGTTGAGATTTTACTATTTGACCATGACTATTATTTTCACAATTAAATTGAATAGCACCAGCATTAGTGTTCCCCCTTACAGTTACATGACCAGTGCCTTTTGCTTCTAAATCTAAATCAATATTACTATCGCCACCCGTTGCTTCAAGTTTTGGTGGATTGCCTGTTGCCGCATTTGTAATATCAAATTGATTAACTGCTGATGTTGTTTTTTGAAAAATAATAAATTCATTCCCACTATCATCATTAATTCCATGTGCATCATCAAATTGTATATTGAAACTATTGGTATCTAAATCTCCACCAAGCTGAGGTGTTGTATCTCCCACCATATCAGTAGCACTATCTGTAAAATTTACTGTATTTGCAGATGTGTTTATTACTGCAAAATCTATATCATCAGAACCATCAAAAAATTTCATAGTTAAAGAATTACTGCCAGAATTAGTTGTGTCTAACCACATAGTTCCTACTGCCGCCCCACTTGGTCTTGATGTTCCAGAGTGCATTGTATTTAATGCTGTAAAAGCATTATTTAAATCTGTCCTAAAACTAGGAAAAGATTGATTTGCAATATTCATATCGTGTTGTGCCATATGTTTTTATACTCCCTCTAAAATCCTTTTGCAATAAAATCAAAAGTTTTTGAAACCCCTGAGTTTGAACTATTAAAAAATGCAACATCAAACCCAGTTATTGCTTTATTCGTTACGGTAAAATAATCACCTGTTGCCATACCCTGTGCTGTTATCCCTACAGCATAATTAACAGTTTTAAATGGTTTTGTAAATGTAATTGATTTTGTTGATGTTCCAGAAACAATGTCATTATCGCTAAATATTCTATCTTGCATATCAAGACTCACTGAAACCTCAGAAACAACAGGTGTGCTTGCACCATCTCTTGAAATTAACACTACTCTAAATTTGTAATATCTTGCTTCATACTCTCCAATAACAAAACCTCTAAAATCTGTAAACGTGCTATTATCATCACTTGTTGCTATTTCTAAATGTGCATTACAATTAGCAGGAGTATCTCCGTCAAAATTTGAACTAGCATCATCAAAATCACCACTTCTGTTATCAAATAAATCATCTGGATTATCAGAAGTTTGTGTTAATGATGCAGTAACCCGTGTTGTATGTTTTGCCCCTATATCTATTACACTAGCAAACTCATAATTCCCACTAGATAAAAAATCAGCATTGCTTGCCCCAGAATCAAAAAACCTAGTGGTGTTCGTATCAAAATCTCCACTTGCAGAATCAAATAATTCTGAGCTATCTAACTCTATAGCATTATCAGATATCACAACATTTGTTAAGGTTCCGCTAAATGACGGGTGTTCGGATTGAGTTGCTACTGAATTAAAATTAAGCGGACTTGTAACATTTGAAATTATCGCAGTAGCATTAGAACTAAAATTACCTAGTTTATCTACTGCCTTTATTAAATAGGTTCCTTGCCTGACAGGAACTGATATTGATGTAGCGGGTCTTGATATTTTTTCAACCAATGCAACTGAATTTTGCCAATCTGCGGTTCCGTCTATTGCTTCTGAAAATCTTAAATTATAAAAGGCTAAATCTAAATCGGTTACAGCCTCCCATGACAAATGGGCTTCTTGTCCAGATACATTACAAGAAAAATCTGTAACATCTGAGGGTGGTGCTATTGCCCCTACTATTGTTCTTTGTGCTGAAACATATGTTGATGAAATGCCAACTGTATTTACTGCCTTAACTCTCACATCATAAGTGGATTGATCTATTACATTTAAAACTCTATGGTTTAATCCCGAGCCTCGAGCGTAAATTATAAAATCTGAATCTGTGCTTAATTTATATTCTACTTGATAAAAATCAATAAAATTATCTGGGCTTGCCCCTATCGTTATATCTAAAGCAACAATAACTGTTCCGTCATTATATTCTATTAATTGATCTGACAAAGTAACACTTGCAGGTGGTTGAACTGAAAATACGTTGGGTAATGTTGTTGTAGGTATACTTGCGACTTCGACTTGTGTTCCAAACGTGTAAAAACTATCTTGATGTTCTGAACATTGTAAACTTACTGTATGATCTGGGTTTATAGATAAACCTTGTACTCGAAATGCTTTTGCTGAAAAACTTGGTGTGGCATGAGTAATATTGACCAGATCACCAACCGCTAAATCTAGGGCTGTAGCATCTGCTGTGAGCGATATATCTAAACTAGACCTTGACCGCCTTAAAATAATTTCTGCCATCTCTTGGGCTTGATATGGGCTTGTAAACATAGAAAAATCAAATCTACCCTCTAAAAGCAAACCGCCATCTGCTGTTTTCATAGTAGAGTGTTGATCTGCAGTTGCTAACCCTGTTTCATCTACAGGCGGAAATTGCACGGTATCAGATTGATAATTTTTACTTGGATTAATAAAACTAATAATAACCCTATTATATCTTGAATTTTTATTTTTACTTTGAACAGATATTCCATTTATAATATTATCTTCTGTTAATGTAATAGAAGCAGAACCCGTTGTTTCGACTAAAATATTATATTTTCCAGCAGAAAAATTTAAATATGCCCTTGCCCCTCGTATAAAATCTTTTACATTATCTATGGCTTTTTTCGAAGTATCAACAACAGTATGGCTATCCATTAAATCTATCTGACTTGCACCACTAAAAGGTGTTATATTAGTATCGCAAACATCTGCGGCAGTTTGCCAATCTGCAAAATTACTATCGAAATATGAGTTGGATATACCCATGCCAAATCTTTCGTTTCTCAAATAATCTAATAATTGTAATATAGGATTATCTGAATACTCCCATGTCGAACTTGTATCGGCTCTGTGACTACCGCTTCCTCCAGTAAGTGTTCCGTCTAAATTTGGATTATATACTTTTTTTCCCTGAACCACTGCCTGAACTGTTGGTAATGAACCAAATTTATCTTGATTCCATTCAAATCTTAATGCCAAATAAGCAAGTCCTCGTAATCTATGATTTGATGTCCAAGAACTTAATGTTGATAATAAACTAGAAGCATTTTGACTATCACTACCAAAATGAGGTTCGCAAGTAATTAAACTCGCACTTGAAAAAAAATTGGCATCATCACTAGCAACTGTAATTTGGCTGTTATCGGCTATATCACCACTCCATGAAACTGTATTATCATTAATAATAATTGATGAAATATCGTTAATTTCTCCCTCGCTTAAAACAATAGCCATATAAAGATATTGATTATCGGTTCCAGATGTTTCTAAAAAAACAATATTACCCCCAACCTTTCTGGTGCCATATACAATAGGAATATGTGCATTAGCATTTATTTTATTAACTAAAACACCTCTAGCATTTTGTTCTTGTAAATTTTCACCATGATCTGGTATTTCTGGAATAGGTATAAGCCAACCTATAACATCTTCTACAACATCAACGACAACATCGACAACATCTTCTATTACATCTCCGATTACCTCAAATGGATTACACATTAATTATATCTCCAATTTGAACCTAAATTTTGAAAACCTAATTTTTTAAACACTGGGTCAATATTTAAACCACTTGTAACAGGTAAATACATTGGTAAATTATCTGAAACTTTTTTTATGGCTTCAAATAATGCTGTTACTAATTTAAAATTTCTAAAATTCTTCTTTATATAAATTGTGTGAATATGTATGCATTTACTTTTACTAAACCAATACTCAGTTTTATTAAAAATAGCACAACCTAAATTTTCATCTAAATCTAAATCTTTTAATAAAATAACTTGTCCTTTTGTTAACATAAAACTAATAAAATTTGTTAATTTTTGTTCATCTACTTTTGGATAATTTATATTTTTTAAATCTTCATCTTTAAATGTTTTTAATAAATCACATACTATTTCAATATCTTTTTTTTCTGCATTGTATAAATGTATGCTCATAATCTGCCCCATTTTATATCTTTCACAGTAAGGGCAGTAAATTCCATTCCTTTGTCGCCACTGAAAAACCTTTGTTGGGAATTATCTGTAGTGGTTCTGCCATTTGTTTTAGAAAAATTACCCCAATGTGAAGTTGCGGTTAAATTTATTGTTGCCTTTTCGGAGTTATCAGAAATTATATAATTATCAATAGTTCCATAAAACAACAAAAATGGGTCTGCTATTAAAGATAAATTTGCATCAAAAAATCCTCTATAAACAAAAACATTATCATTTATAATATTTTCATTAAGGGCAACAGATATATAACTTTGCTCTACGCCAGATAAACTAACTATTAATGAATTTTTAGTAGGATTATTTGTTTCACTAACTGTTGTTATATTTCGTAAATGACCATTTGAGGAATATGTCCTTGAGGTTCCAGAAACATCAGATGTTATATCAAAACTTGCATTAGTAAGGTATATTGGAGTTTCAAAACCTAATTCAATTAATAACACTGGGTCTATATTACCTGTGGCTAATTCTGTTTTTACTGCACTTGTTAGACCTCTAGCCATTTACAAACTTTCTATAACATCAAACTCATAACTAAAAAGCAAATTTCCATCTTCATCATTTAGATTTGTTTGAAACTCTTGAACATCACTGGTTAAATGCACTTTAAAAGGCACTGAATCATAGGTTACTGAACTATTATTAGTCAATGCTGTTCTTAATGGAGGTTCAATCGTTACTGTTGCGGCATTACTAGATGAAGTTACATCTTCAACAACCATATAAACTTTATCATGTGCAAATTTTAATAAATCTCCTGCTTTTAATCTTCCAGCTCCGTCAGAAGCAAACCCGTCAATGGCTATCGTTGTATCGGAGGCAGAGTGAGCACCATTGACAAGTAATGTTCCTGTTTCATTACCTTGTGCATTTAAATAACTAGGGAAAGTGATCGTAAAATCTTCTTTCCTTGATCTTTGTTTAATTATAAATGCCATTATTGGTGCAAACTCTGACCGTTTCATCGGAGGAAATGAAACACTAAAACTAAATCTTTGTCCTTGTATTTGTCGCCTAAAAGTTTTCCCGCTATCAGTTTCACTAAATAATGTTTTTTGATTACTTTTAAAATTAATCGCATTAAATCTAGTATTTGGTAATGTGCCACTCATACCACTGCCATTTTTCCTTTTTCATTTACTGCACTATTAATTAAATTAATAATTGTTCCTCTACTATTTACTAATAATTCATTAAAACCACGAGCATCTACTGTATTGATATTGAAATTAACAGTTACTGCTTGTCCACTTGGGAGTTTATTATTGGGAACAACATTTGATGGTCTATCTGGAACAACCATTTCTGGACCTGCCTCACCGACCATATAGGGTTGTCCTTGATTCATGCGACCACCTAATCTACGACCCTCATATTTTGTTTGAGATATAGCGGCGATCTGAACCGCACCCATAGCACCAATTAAAATAGCCAACGGAATGTTCGGTAATGCTTTGGTTACACCTTGAGCGGTGTTCATTATCGCTTGAGCCATATTAAAGGCTTTATTTAAAGCAAATGCTTTCCTGTTATTTTGTGCTATTCCCGACAAAATTTGTTTTCCACCCTCAATCATTATTTCTTTTTCTTGTTCTTTACTTAAATTTGCTAACTTTAAATTCTGAAACTGACCAGTTTTCATCGCCTCAAAATTATCTTTCATTAATTGTTTCTCAATTTCCAGTTGTTTATTTGCAGTATCTTGAGCTAATTTTAATTTTTTGTCTGCATGGATTCGTTGCAATTCAAGTTGGAATTCGTCATTTTCCATTATTGCTTTTATTTTTTCATCATTTGCTTTTTTAATAATGTCAAATTCTTGTTGAGCAATATTTTTAACACCCTCTAGTCTTTGTTCATTTGTAAAAGCATTTAAATGAGCATTTACTGGAACTCCACCCATACTAGCATCTGAAAATATTAAAGCTTCTTTAATTTTTTGTTTTTCTTTTTCTATTTTTAACAATTCTTTTTCTTTTTCAAATGTTTTAAATACTTGTTCGCTTAATTGGTGTTGTTGTCTTAATCTTTCATCACCTAATTTAAGCAAATCTGTTTCGGCTTGTATTTGGGAATTCTTTTCCTCTAACTGTTTTTTGAAAATTTCGAGTTGGTCTTGTGCATTTTTAGAGAGTGTTTTGCTAGACATTTCGGCTATTTTTTCTTCTAGGTCTGCTCTTTGTTTGAATAGTTTATTAATTTCTTTTGCAGTTGTTACTGTATCTTGAAAATTTCTAGGAATGATTCCAATCGTTGTTAAAAAATTTGTTGTGCTTTTTGTAGCTTCAGTCATGCTTTTAATGATATCTGACAAAATTGGCAATAATGGTTGCATAACTTTTACTTGTAATTCTTCTAATGCTGAACTTAATGCCTTTGATTGATTGGCAAAACTTCCCGCAGTTCTAGTCGCATCACCTTGAGCATCAGCGACACCAGCAGTTATTAAATTTAATCTTGCTTGCACTTTTTCTTGGTTAGTTATTTCATGCGAACTTTTCTTTATCCCCATTCTTAACAATTCTTGTTTAAGAGTTGCTTCCGTAATAACTACACCAAATCTTCTTACTGTTTCGTGATTACCTACTAAAGCACTTTGAAAAGCCGCCATTGTTTCAGTATCACTAGCATTGTTAAAAGATGCTGTATCTACTGCTAATTTTGTTAATTCAACAGAAAGTTTTGCCGCTTCTTTTCTTGCAAAACCCATAGGAACAAATGTATCTTGAATTGATGAAGCCATGCTTTCTAATTCAAATGTTGACCTACCTACTGCATTGCCAAATGTTTCTAATTCTGCCCTGACATCATTAACAAATTTTCCAAATACAACAGAACTTTTGGCTTGCATTTCCTCTACTGCACTTGTCATTTGCACCATTTGACCAGCAAATCTAACAGTTTGAATAATTGCTAAACCACCTAAAACTGTTTTAATTGTGCTTCCCAAAGCCATAAAAGACCTTTGTTGTGTTTGCACTGATCTTTGAACATTATTAGTTAGGTTATTGACACCTCTTGTGGCAGATTGCATTGCCCTTTGGGTTTTGTCCCTTGCAATAATGTCAATATTTACGTCTTTAGTTGCCACTTATCTTCTCGCTTTTGCTAACCTGTTTTGTCTTTCTATTTCCTCAGATTGTAAACTAAAATAGGCTATCCACATATTAAACTCACTTACTGACATTTTTAAAATTTCGGCAACTGTTTTATGAAGTTTCTCGGCTAAACTAAAAATATTATATAATTCAATATTGTTTTTTAGTTTTTTTTAGTGTCCTCTATATCTTCATTATCGGTTCCCATTATTTTGGTGGCGACATCAGCAATAATATTTGTATCTGCTTTTGTTTTAAAACCTAAAGCATCTTGTGGAGTAAACATTTTTTCGCCACTCTGAGTTAATGCTTTTTCAACAATTACATCAATTAATACTGTTAAATTAGTATTAGTTGCACCTTTAAAAATCTTTTGTTTTTCTAACATATTAAAAGGTTTACAATGAATGGCTTTTTCGCCAACCAATCCCCATTCTGGTACTTCGATAATTTTTACTTCTAAAGAATTAAAATGTTCTCTGATGCCGTCAAAATAATCAATTTTATCAGTCATGTTTAATGCCTATTAAACAGTGCCAGTCGTCAAAGCCCCATTACCCTGTAATGCTACTGTTCTTGTTGTCATGCCATCTAAAGTAACTGCAAATGACATTCCTGTAACAATACCTGTGCCACTAAAACTTTCATCACCTGAATCATTACCCTCTGGCAAAAATACAAAAGATAAACTAGACCCTTGAGTTAATGAACTTTGTTGTGTTGATTCTTCATCATAATTCATTTCTATTGAAGCGGTGAATGTCCCTCTACCTGCTTTATATGTTTTCATTGATGCACCTAATGCTGTATCTTCAACAACATCGTGAGTAGTATCGACTGTGAAACCTGTAATATTTGCTATAGCAGTTCCACCTACTGTAACCACTCCCTCTTTTCCGTGATGTGTAGCCATTTAAGCCTCCTTTTTTTCGCTTTGTTTAACCACTTTTTCGTCTTTCTTTATAGCATTTTTTTCTTCAGTTTTAAAACCTAATTTTTTATAATGCTCTAAAAAATCTGGGGAAATTGATATTTTTTCATTTCCTTTTATCATAGTAATGTCTTTAGCCATTATGCACTCCCTCTAGTAAATTCATATAAAACTCTTGCTGTTATTCTTACCCCTCCATATGGGTAAATGGTTCCCTCATCTGTGTTTGCCTCTATTATTTGAGTATCTAAAGCATTCCCATCTCTAGTTATATCATTATCTAATGTTTCTTCAATAACTTCTATTAACTGATTTCTGATTGTATCAATATTGCTATCTGTGCCTTTATTAAAAGCAACAATAACAAAATCTATAGTTCCTCTATATGAACCACTTCCTGTAACACCTATGCTTGAAACCTCTCTTGTTTCATCTCCAGATTGAACAAACATAGCGGGAAATTGAGCATCTGACAATTCTTCTACTTCAAATGGTTCCCTAGTTACTTTTTTAAATTCTATAGGGCTTGTAACAGCATCTAATTTTGTAATAATATCGTTTGCTATATTTTCTCTTTTACTCATATTTTCATTTTTCTAAAATAAAACTTTGCAAAATCATCTTTAATTTTTAATTCTTCTTTTTTTCCTATTGCAAAAAAGGGTCTTATTGTTTTTCTTTTTCCAACACCAAACGTATCATGTCTAGCTGCAATCCTTGCTCTTTCCATATTAGTAAATAATAGGGTATTTTTAAAACCATTTTGCCTAAAGTCTAAACTTCTAAACATTTTCCCTGTGTCTGTTAAATCTACAAAACCTGTTTGTCTGCCTCTTTTTTTTCTCGCTTCAATCGTTTTTTTTGCATAAGGTCGCATTTTACCACCGTCAGGTAATCGCCCACTTTGAGTTCTTTTGGTTATCATTAAAATTGCAAAATTCGACACACGATTTAAACCCATTTTAACTACATTTTTTTGTTTAGCGGTTATACCTTTTATAAATTGATGAGCTTGAATCGTATTAATATTTATATTTATTTCGGCAACCATTAGCGAACTAATCTCAAATGATGTATTGGTTCTTTTTCGCTATCACTAACAGAACCACCTCCATCTTCATCATATTCAACACCATCTCTAAGTATGGCTTGGAATTCTTCCTCGTATCTATCTCTATAAAAGTCAATTTGAACTTGAAACGCATCTTTACCCTCGCCTGTGTCTGGGTCTCGCCATTTAGTTAAAATCGGATAAACATATTTCCAAAGAGTTAAATATACGACAGATTGTGTCCATTGTGCATTAGTTAATTTACTGTTGGTCATTTCAACAGATGTAACTTTAGTAATATCTTTGTATCGGACTTGGTGTCTATATCTTTCCCACCATTCTTCTCTTATTCGCCTTAAAACATCATTTTCGGCAAATTGTAATTGATCGCCAAAATCTGTAATGCCAAAACCTAAAATATCAGGTTGTATTTTTTGCAAGTTTGCATTTGCTACACTAAATTCTGTGGTTGCCATTATTTATCTTTCTTTTTTGATTTACTTGGTTTTTCTTCTTGCCATTCTGAACTTAAATCGGAAGCAACAATAGTTTGATCTTTAGGTTGTTCTGTTTTAGGTGCGGAGTTTGGTTTTGCTTCTTTAAAACCTCTTAAATCATACCTAACTTTATTTGCTTCGTAATCTGCTCTACTTCTTTCTATAATTTTACCATTTCTTTCAAGTTTAATAATACTCATTTTCACCCTCTAATAAAAAGGGGAGTTTCCTCCCCTTAAATGTTAATTAATAACAGATTCATTAAGCATTTCAATGCCATAACTATCATGTAGTTCGCCTACACCATATACAGCAGTTGCGACTATTTCATCTGACCTTAAACTCGCATCTCTTTGAGTTTCAATTTTTAAATCTTGCATCATAGCAAGACCTAAAGCATCTTGTGAAAATATGCCACCTTTACAATTATCAGTATCGGTTGTTCCGTCAACATTTGAAGATTCAAATATTTGTACTCCAGCAATAGTCCCAATAAAACCTGTTCTCATAGCTTCGTTTTGTAAATCGCCTGCATTCGGATTAACAAAAGTATTCGTCAATGATTTTTTTACATTATAAATAACTTTTGGATTAAACACCCCATAATAAGGCATTGGCACGTTTGCTTGTCTAAGAGTAGCAACTGCTTTGAATATATTATCAATAGTCAATTCAGTTCCACCACCGCCGATGCTTGTAGAAAACCCATCAAATAATGCAATTAAATCTTGATCCATTTTTGTTGCTATCGCTTCGCCAAATAATTTTCCAATATCTGCCGCCACATTTCTTGGTGCAGATTCCCTTGCTAAATCTGTAAGGGTTGTCATTATTCCTTTTTCTGATGCTGTTATTGTTACAGAAGTAGGATTAATCGCAGTATTTGTTAAATCTGTTGCTTCATTAACATTTGCCGCTGATACAGTCGCATAAATTGGAACCTCAACAGATTTACCGCCGCCTGCAATAGTGTAATTTTTGACAAGATTTCGCATTATAGATTGTTCGCTTGCCACAAACAATGCTTCTGCAACTATCTCGGTGTATAATTCCGATATGGTTGAACTGGTTGTTTCATTAGCCATTTTTTTCTCCTTTTAATAGACTTAATTATTTTTTAAATTAATCACAGTAGGTTTTGAATCTCTTTGTCTGCGGTATGCCGCATAAAGTTTTTTGTCCTCTGGATTATTAAAATTTAACTCCGCCAAATTAAGGTCTTTGTGGCGTCCTGACCTATCCACATTCGACACTGAGCCTGAACCACTTGGAGTAGCTGAAACAAAGTGTGGGTTAGTGTTCAAAAATTCTTTTACTAAATCATCTGTATTAAAAAGTTCGCCTTTATCATTATATCGGGTTACTCCATTATTATCTGTAACTTCAACATTACCAGAATCATTTAATTTTATATTCTTTTCTAATAAACTAACAACTTGTTCTGGATTTATGGCTTTATGTTTTGATGCTGATTGTAAAATCGCTTTATTTATTTTAATATCTTTTAATTGATTTTCTAATTGTGTTTTTTCTTTATTCCATTCTTGGGTTTTGCTTTTTAATATTTCTTCAAACTCGCCCTTTTGAATTTTTTGTTTTTCCTGCATATCTTTTTTTTCTTTAACTGCCTGTATGGCTTCATCAATATCATCAACACCTAATTTGCTATACATAACACCCCTATCACGAGCAACTCTCTCTTGTAATTTTTCAGCAAATTCATCTTTAGTCATTGTGATCGTTTCAGGCTTTGTTTCCGTTGTTTTTACTTCAGATGTTTCATGTGAAACAATTTCTTCTACTTTGGGTTGAGTGTTTTTACTTTCTTTATTTTCTTTTTCCATTTGTTTCTCCATTAAATACTCCATTCTGGGTTTGTGGGAATCCATGTATGGCGACATCTATAACCACCTCTAACGATAAATGGGTCGCCTGTAGATTTACCCTCCCACGATTGATTATTCCAAACATTCCTTATTTCTTTTTCTGTCAATGTTTTATTTACCATATTAATACAAAAAGGTCTACTATCTCTTACTAATGTTCCTGTATATGTAAAATGTTTTAATCCACTATCTTTTGCTTTTTTAACTGTAAACTGTCCATGAAATTGCATAACTGAATCATGTGCTATTTGACTTGCATATCGTCTGAGATTATTTCCTGCCCTATCAGCCGCATATTGAACTCTTAATTTGTTTATCGCATCTTCTACTTGTTTTTTTTTAGCATTATTGTATTTATTTGCATTAATAAAGTCCACCAAGTCATTGATTTCATTAATATTAGACCTTTGATAAACTCCATTTATATGCCCTCTTATATTTGATACCATATCATCAAAAGGTCGTCCAGCAATAATACTTTGATATACTTCATCATTTATAACTTTAGAAAATCTTTCCGCAATATCTTCAAATCCAGCAAAAGCCTGATATTTTAGAGATGTTATTGTTTGTAAATCAACATCAGTTAAATTTTTAAATTTATTTGGTATCGGCATTTTTCCAAAAGTATCTAATACCTCTTTTGCAATCTTGTTGTATTCTTCATTAATAATTAAATCAGCTTCATTTAAAAATGTAGATTCAATAACTGCTTTTAATTGAGGTTGTAATTGAATTGCTAATCTTGTTTCGACTTCTAATGTTCCACCAGTTGCTTTTGTGATGGCTTTAATAACGTCATTTTCTAATTCGTATAAAACATTTATAATTCTTTGTTCGTGTTGATCAGCTAATTTATCTAATAGTCTTGACATTACAAGGGGAAGTCCTTTTTCCAAGCCTTAATTGACCAAAAGGCAGGGGATAATGATTTTTGACCTTTTACTTGTTTAAGAACTCCACCCATTCTTGCTAAAAAAGATTTTTGTCTTGCTGGTATAGATTTTTTGATTCGCATGGTTGGGTCGCCAAATCTAACTTTTTTAATATTATTTGTTTTTTTGTCTTTTACATAGACAGCAAATTTTTTTCTTTCGTTAGGTGTGCGAAATGGTTTATTTAATTTAACAGATTTTCCTCTATACTCAGCCATATCTTTCTTCACTTTCCATTACCAAACCCTTACAAACAGGGCATTTATAAACACCTTTTAATTCTGTTGGTTTCAACTGAACTTTGCATCTTTCACATAATTTAATCATTTTTTCTTTTTTCTTTTACTAGCTCTTCTAATTATGTCTTTATCAAATGTTCCTGACCTCCCTCGACTTATAAGTTTGTTCACTCTTGCCATAGCCCATTGATTCATACCAATGCCTCGTCTACTTCCACCAGATAAAAAAGCACCTTGACCTCGCATATATGAAGCTCGTAAATCAGCCAAATTAAATAATTTTGATTTTTTTGCTTTTGCTTTTAGTGTTTTTAATGTTGATGCTGATAAAGGTTTTCTAAATTTACTTGCCATTATGCTTTTGTCCTACTCTTTAAAAGTGATAAAGGTATTCTTGCACCTGAACGATATAAAGAACTCACTTGTTTAATTAAATTTGCTCTTCTTCTTTTTTTAGCACCTTTTAAACCTGATAAATATTTTTTAGGTAATTTTGTTTCTTTATCTTTTGGTACTTTTCGGACTTTACGTTTCTTCTTCGCCAACTGTTTGCCCCTCTACTTCTGTTGTTTGAAATTGACCTCTAACTGTTCTAGTGTTATCAATTTCTTCATTAATAGTTCGAATAACTTCGTCTTTGTCAATAACTGCCTCCGCAATCTGTTTGTCTATTTCTTTATTAAATGTTTCGGATTTAATTCCACTTGCTTTTGCTATTTGCAAATATTGTAGGTCGTTAGCCCAATCTCTAATATCAAATGTATCAGGATAATTAACTGCCCCGTCCCATTCTTTGTTTATCCATTTTGAAAAAATACTCCAGATATGTTCTTCAGCATTCTCTAAATAATCTGCTTTTTCTGATAGTCTTGCATTTAATAATTGAAATTCTGTCTGCAGTGCAATCCCACTAGCTATTTGTGTTCCTGTTGCTCTTACTGAACCCATGTGTGTAATTCTGTCTATAGCATCAATTTTATTTTGTATACATTTCATAATTCCGTCTAGGTTTTGACCGCTTGGTTGTATAATATATGGTTTTAATGCTGAATCCATATCTTCTGGTATTTCAATTATAGAACCAGCACCAGCACTCGCCTCTACATTTGGTGTCTTTACTAAACTTGGGTGGTTTGCCAATCTTATTAATTGTTCTTTTTCTGAATAATCGTTATAAATAGATTGTTGAAGATGTGCAACATCTGCCAAATCCGAAATACCTATGGGTCTTTTAGTTCCTCGTAAATTATAAACATTTACAGCAGGTATCATATTTAATGGGTTGGGTATTTGCTCTATCAAACTTACTTTACCATTTGAATAATTTTGTTCAAAATCTGTTACTTTATAAGTAGATATTGTTTCTTCTGTAAATATCTTTAAAATGGCTCTTTCTGAATCAATATCTTCAACAATAGTTAAAAAATCTAAATAAAATCTTCCACTAGATGCTCTACTATAATTCCAGTTTACTACATTTTCTGGGGTATATATTGAAATATAAGGTCTAATATCTTGTGCTAATTCTTCTGCTCTTGTTTTTGTATTTGTTTGAGGTTTATCAACAATTACCCAGCAATTCCCATAAATAGAAGCGTTCATTTGCACCTCCCGCATGACAGTATTAAAACTTCTTCCATCAAGGTCTGCATCTTTTAAGAATGACAGTAATAAGGGGTCATCATTTAAACTGCCATAATCTCGGGTTGGTGGAACTCTCCATAAAAAACTTGTATATATTTGGACAACATTTTTACAATGATTATCTAAAGGTGTGTGCATTATTCTAGCATCATATTCTTCAGGCGATTCAAGAATATATCTATGTAAATAATAACCATTTTTGTAATCGTTACCACCTAAATAACTTCTGATATAGAACTCCCAATTAGATATATTTGCATTCCATAAATCATGTTTTTCAAGTATTAAATCTGTTTTCATTAACTCCACCTTGTTTGCGGTTGCGGTTTAAAATGACGTCTTAATGGAAAATTAAACTCTATCATATATCCTAAAGCATCGTTCATGTGGTCAAAGCCACTATCTTTATCAGGAATATGTGTTCCCTCCTTATAAATTTGTCGCTCTAAACTTTTTATAACATTTTTACAAGAATTTGAAATAAATAAATTATTTTCGCCATTAGTATTTTTTAATTTAGCATTTACTGAATTAATTCTATCTCTAACTAAAGGTGCCGCATTTCGACATTTTACTTCAAAACCATAATTTTTTAATATTGCTAAATCAGTTAAACCACCTGCCGATGTTTTTCTTTGTCTTGCACTAGGGTCTGGATATATTATTATTTTTTTTCCTTTATATCTATTTTTGATTTCTTCGCACATTTCGTTTGTATTGGAACTATAGATTTGTATTTCATCAAAAACAATTATTTTTTGATTTTCAATTACACATACTACTGCACACATAGGATCAACATTAAAATCAAGCCCTAAATGAATATACGAATGTTGATTATTATAATCATAAATTATATTTTTATCTCTACTAAAATTATAATATATCATACCAGAATAATTAACAAATGTCGCTTCATACTCTTGTTGAAATGTCCTTATATCTAAATCTTGTTTTGCTTGTTCTATTTCTGTATCAGGAACTTGACCACCCTCTAATGTCGTATATTTAAAACTTTCCCATTCTTTGTTTGTTTCGCCCATTTTAAATAGTTCATAACTCCAGTTTCCAAAACCTCTTGGACTTCCACAAAATAAAGCATGACCATTTGTATCAGATAATGTGGGTCTCAGTACTTCATACCAAGCATTTTTATCTACATCGGAAAATTCATCAATGACTAAAAAATTTAATCCCACACCTCTTAATGAGTTTTCATTATCGCTTCCCCTTAATGTAATTGTGGAATTATTCCTTAATGTAATAGTTAAATCGCTATGATTTATGCTTTTTACCCATTTATGTTTAATTAATTTTTCTTTTAATTCAGTCCAGCAAATGCTTTTTGCTTGTCTATAAGTCGGTGCAACATACCAAACCTTTTTATTTCGTTGTGATGCAAATTTTGCTATTTCATTAATTGCAAGATAAGTTTTGCCAAATCTTCTGCCAGTAACTAATACTCTAAACCTTGCACCTGAATTTATTACAGTAGTTTGTGGCTGGGTTAATGGCACTATTTTCTACCACGATTTAATTTTATAGACCGAATCCTTAAATTTTTTAATCTATTGTCCATTGGGTTTCTGTTTTTATGGTCTATATCTTTTCCGTTAATAGCTTTTAAACCTCTAATTTTTTTTATTATTGACCTTGCTTTATTTCTACTTGCTCTATTTTTAATTTGTTTTGGTTTAGAGTGATAATTTTTATACTCCTTTTTGTAATTTCTTTTAGTCATTTGACCAGATTAAAGGTTCTTCTAATTGGTTTTCTTCTATTTTATCTTGTTGACCTAACATATTTTTTCCTAAAAAGATAAGCATTGTTACATTTCCATTTTCACAAGCCCTCCATTGTAATTGTCTTAACCTCATTTTTTGCTCTGCCCTCCCTTTTATCAGAAATTCCGAATAACTCTTTTCTAATAAGTCTGGTGAACAACCGAAAAAATCAGCCATTTCTATGTTAGTACAACCTAATTTTGCTAAATTTGTTAATTGTTTTGTATTTATTTCATACTTTTTCGGTCTAGCCATTCCTATTTTACCCTTTTGTTTAGGTATTTTATATTTATCAAACTTTTACATATAAATCTAATTTATTTTTTTTGCTTTTTTTCCAGTATAATTTTCCCACCTTTGAATTATTACATCTATATAAACTGGGTCTAATTCTATTCCATAACCAATACGACCTAATTTTTCTGATGCTATTATTGATGTTCCAGTTCCACAAAAACAATCCACAACACCCCTTGATTTATTCATTAAATCGCCAACAACAAACTCTGGTAAATGGACTGGAAATGTTGCTCCGTGAATTTGAGAAAATTCATTTTTTCTTTGTGGTGGAGCTTGATAAACATTTGAAAATTTACCTTGCCAACTTGCATATGGAATTACTCTTGAGGGATTATTTTTATTTGTATATAAAAACAACCATTCGTATCTACTAGACATGACTCCTTTTTGTATTTGTGGTGCCGAATGCCCTTTATCCCAAGTTATTATATCAATCATTTTTGAGGCATATTCTGATAATAAATTCATTAATGGTTTTTTTGATTTTGCTAATGGTTGCAAATTAAACACTGAAACTTCACAAAAAGACAGAGAACAATTTAAAGAATTTTTAATTAAATGTAAATAATCATCATCTTCTACTTTATCCTGATAATTTGAATAAGCAGAATTTTTTTTATTTAAAAAAGTATTTCCACTTAATTTAATTGATTCCCCTAAATTATAAGGTGGTGAAGTAAAACATATAATACCTTTTTCGATCTGTAACTTTTCCCAAACTTTAATATCAGTCGCATCTCCACAAATTATTTTATGTTTTCCTAATTCATAAATATCGCCAAGTTTTGATTTAGGTTTTTTAGGTGGTTCAGGTATTTTATCTTCATCAGTTAAATATTGTTCATCATTTTTTAAAAATTCATCTAATTCAGTAGAATCAAAACCTAACAAGTCTATATTGTAATTATCATCTAATAAACTTTTAACTTCTAAATCTAGCAAATCAAAATCCCAAATAGAATCCTCATTTAATCGGTTATCAGCTATTCTATATGCTTTTGCTTTAGACTCCGATAAATCTGCAATTTGGACTGGGACTTGTTTTAAACCTATTTTTTTAGCTCCTAATAATCTGGTATGACCCACAATAACAATCATATTTTTATCAACTACAATAGGTTGTTGAAACCCATATTCAGCAATAGAACTAGCAACTTTGTCTACTGCTTGATTTTTTCTTGGATTATTGTGATAAGGTATTACCTTTTCAATATCTATATTTTCTATATTCATTATAGCCACCCTCTCATATCTAAATAAATTTCAGCATCATTTTTATTAAATTTGTTTTCATTGATAGCCCTTTTAACCAGATGAATATTATCTCTTGCTATTTTACTTGTTGCGGGTCTTTCTTGTTTAGATTCAATTACTTCTATAAATCTTTTTAAGTAAAATGTGTAATCATCAATTTTTTCTTCGTTTATTTTTACTTCTTCATCTTCGTATTTTCTAGCTGATAACCAAAAAGCTGGTTGTTTAGCAAATTTTTTATCTTCTACATTATCAAAGTATTTATTATACATATTTGCTAACTCTACTGCTTTTTCTTTCCATTCTATATCTAAATTATTAAAGTTTTTTTCAGCTATTCCCTTGCTAACCTTATTTTTAACCTTTTCCCAAAATAAAGGGAAATTACTCTTTTCTTTGGTTTTAGGTTTAATGGTAGTGGTAGTGGTAGGGGTAGGGGGGTTTTCGCTAGGTTTAGGGCTAGGTTTTTTTGGTCGCCCTCCTAACTTACCATTTTGTCTTGATGCTTCTATTCTATTCGTAATATATAAATATTCTTGTAATTGTCTTTCATTTTGATAATGATCGTTAATTTTTATAAAAAATTCTTTAATTACTGATTCGCATGATTTCTTTTCTTCTTCAGAAATGCAATTTGCTATTCTATGCTGTGTCATGCTATCGCATGGTATGCCGCAACATCTTTTATTCCAATTCCAACATAGTAAACGTATATAAATACCGACTTCAAGATTACTTAAATGACTCGTTCCAGAAATAAAAGAATCTGTAAATAAATACCATGCTTTTAATTTTTCATTTGGTTTTGAATTTTCTTCAATAAATGTTTTGTCCATAATATACTCCTCAATTTAAAACATTTTATCACAAATTAATTAAAACCTAAACTTTTTTTTAGGTAAAAGAAAACCCTTAAAATAAATTAAGGGCTTTCCTTATTAATTAACAGTCATAAGACTTAAAACAAATGAGGAGTATGTTTAAGTCCTTAATTATTTAAGCATATAATTTTTATATTAGCAATTTATTTTTGCCATTTGTTTTAATGGAATATATTTTTTAATAATTGATTCAACTTGATATAAACAATCGCTTAAATTTCCTTGAATAATGAAATGTGGTGTTTCATAGATTGACGATTGAACTTTCCATAATTTTTGTGCTTCTGATAATTTCCCTTTTTGATTTTTTATTTCTAAATATAACATTTTGCCTTTTGGGTATTCTATAATCATATCTGGGGCACCAGCTCTTAATCCCATTTTTTTTAATTTAACTTGAAATGATATTTTTTTTTTTTTTTTTTTTGGCACATGAAAATGACGAAATAAATAAGCTTTTGATAAATGATTTAATAAAACATTACAGGCTATTTGTATATCTGATTCTTTTATCATTTTTACCTCTTTTTATGTATTTAATAAAAAATTTAAAAAAAAAGCAATTATTTTACGTTTTTAACTTTACTTTTAAAACCTAGACTTTATAATAGGTTTTATAATAATAAAAAATGAGGAGTTAAAAATGTACTATACAGAAAAAGTTTTAAGATACAGAGTTTACACCCAAGACAAAATTGCTGAAGATAAAGATGTTTGGTCTTTATATTATTCATCAAATGATTTACTTGATGCAGATAAAGTAAAGTGTTCTTTTGACAATGACGAGTTAAGAATAGCTAGACTTTATGACAATCGTTGTGAAAGCACAATCCAGCGTTCAATGTTAATATGATTTTAGAAAGAGCATTTAAAGATATTAAAAGGTTTGACCTTATCAGCAATGGTAAGGTCACCCATTTCTTTCGTGTAATTTTTTTAGATGATACGATTGGATTATACGATAATAAAATGATTAAAATTAATATTTACAATAATAGGACATAACACCAAAAGGGGATCGAACACCCCATAATAATAATAATAGGAGATAATAATGAAATCAAATATCGAAAATTTACTACTTCAAAAAGTAACCATTTTAAAAGGCAGATTAGCAAAACAACCATATTGCACACCTTTTGATAATCAAGAGTTATTTCACTTTAAAAACTCAATAGATGAGTTATTTGAAATTTCTACTGAACTTTTAAAAAAATCAAATATTAATAATTATAAGGAGAAATAATAATGAACAATTTATTACATGATTTAGCAAAACTAGATGAAGTAAAACAAATTTTAGTTACATTTTTATATACAAATCGAAAAGATCACCATCTTCATAAAAATATTCAAAATGCTATGAATATCGTTGGGGAGTTAATTCAAGAAAAAAGCAACAGAGTCGATGAAATCATTGAAATTGATAAGCGGAGGTCTCAATGGGGAAAGTAAACTCTTTAATTTTAGATTGGCAACAAAAAATCCATGAGATTGAAGATTATCCAATTATAATTTCAGAAGCAGAAAATGTTTCTGAACTTGTTGCTTTTGTTGTTGATTATTTAGACTTAAAATATGACATTGATAAAGATCATGTTTTTCATATTTGTTCCGAAGATTGGAATGAATATTGGTCTTATTATAATATGTGATCGTTATGAACAAAAACATTTTAAGGCACATTAAAAATGCTACCCCAAAAAAATATACATTTTGGAATACAGATAAACATTTTAAAATTAGTTTTATTTTTCTGCTACTAATACTTATTTTAATATTATCTGGTTGCAGTTCAATGCCAATAGTCGATAGCAGAGGTAAATCAGCGGCGAATATCAAAGGCGATATGAACCGATTCCATGATGATTATTTTACTTGTAAAAGCCTTGTAGAATTAGAAACAAATACTGTTTTAGATTATGGAAAAATCTTATATAATAGTATGAGGTGGCGAGTTTTATGGTTATCACCAAAAATTAACACACGATCTGACTTAATAAATAATTGTCTTGAGGGTCGTGGTTATAATGTCATTAATAAATAACAGAGGAGTAAAATATGACAGATCAAATAACAGGAACAGTTAAAAGTTGTTTCGATAATTCAAAAGAGGGCGAATATAATTATGCTATTATCTTGAATGATGAAACAAGGCTTTATTATCGAGGTTTTGAATTGAACCCATTATTGCAAAATGGCGATACCATTAAATATAAAGTTATCAATACCAAACATTCAAAGCAAGGCAATCCATATACAAATGTTAGTAGTGTGGAAATAGTTAACGATAATGCTGAATCACAATCATCTGGAACAATTACCAATAATTTTACAAAAAATAATACACAAAGATTAGATATTTTTGTAACAGGTATTGTTGGTAGATCAATGGGTTCTGGTCATTTTTCGGTGCATGATATAAGCGAATTAACTAAAAATGCAGTTAGTGCTTTTAATGAAAACCTTAAAGAACTATAAAAAATTGTTTTCTGACTTTTGGGGATATTGTGAAAGCGATATCCCTATATGTTGGGGTTGTCATAAAGAGCAAGCAGTAGATATACATCACCTAACTCAAAAAGGCATGGGTGGTGTAAAAAATAACAGATTAAATAGAATTGATAATCTTTTTCCAGTTTGTAGGTCTTGTCATACGATTGCACATAGAAATAAATCTATAAATGAAAAATGGAAAAATGTTTTAAAAGAAAAAATGATTTTAAAAGAGGGTGGGTATGATTGGTAAAGAATTGATGGATAAAGCGTTAGCAGTAGTCAATGCTAGAGGAAAGAATTATGGGGACATTAAAGAAAACCATAATTTATGTGCAGTTGGCATTAATGCAATAACTGAATATGCGATTAAAGAACATGGCAAAGTTTTGGATTATCATTTTGCTCTTATAATGCTTTGGGTTAAAATTGTAAGATTATTAACAAATCCTAAGCATTTAGATAGTTGGGTTGATTTAATTGGTTATGCCATTACTGGTTATGAAAATATAAAGGGGAGTAAAAAATGACTGATATTTATTCCTTACAATTTGACCCACAAGCCATATCAATAAAGCAAGAAGAATTAGGTTTGCATTTTGCTGATTTAGATACTGCTGTTGATTTAATGAAAAAAGAAGAAAAAATGATAGTTGCTGAATTAACTATTTACTATACGAGAAAAGGCGGATACAAGAATATGACAGAATTAAATGGTTATATTAATTCTGATAACAAGATTAAGGATTTTGCCATTAGATATGAAAAAGTCCTTAAAGAAAGAAATCGTTCTAAAATTAGATACGATACTTTCAAATCTTTCAGCGATAATTTGAGAACAAAAATGGTCAATGAAAGAGAATTAGCAAAAAACTTATAACAGAGGAGTTAATTATGAGTAATAAAACAACACAAAATAAAGAAATTTTAAAATGGCTTGAATCTGGCAAATCTATTACAGGATTAGAAGCAATAGAACGATTTGGTTGTTATCGATTAAGTGCAAGAATTTTTAATTTAAGAGAAAATGGTTATCAAATTGTTACCAAAAACATAACTAAAAATGGCAAAACTTTTGCTGAGTATTCTTTGGCTAATCCATATTTTACCATTTAATAATGATTGAACATTTTAAGAAGTTCGATAGTGATAGTAAGAAAAATCTACTGCCATTATCTTTTAGTCAATTATCTGAATTTGCTTTTAATCGGGAGCGGTGGGCTTTAAGGCGTATATTTGGTTATGAGTTTCCTACATCTGCCGCTATGGAAAGAGGAAAAGCAGTGGAATCAGGTTTAAATATGTTTCTTAATGGTCTTGATAAAGATGAATCAATTAAAAAAATGATTAACGAATATGAAGCCAATTGTGCTAATATTCAAGATGCTAAATATTTAGAAGAAAAAGAAAATTTAACACCTTTGTTTCATTTAGGTGCGGAAAAGTTAATTGATTTTGCTTTTAAATGGAATCTTATTAGTTTTCAAAATAAAATTGAATTAGATATTGAGGGTGTGCCATTTGTAGGTTTTACTGATTTTCAATTTGAAGATAAAAAAACAAAAGAAACTTTTTTTATAGATTTAAAAACCAGTTTAAGAAAACCAAGCGGTGTTTCAATGGCTCATGCTATGCAACAATCTATTTATAACAAAGGGACTAATGCCGAACAAAAATTATGGTATTTGATAGCAAAAAAATCTGGCACAGAATTTTATGAGTTTCCTATTTATAATTATGACTACCCTATGAAAATATGTAAGCACATTATTAATGTTATGATTAACTTTTTAGAAAAGGTAAATTCTAAAGAAGATGTGAAAAATTGTTTAATACCAAACCCTGATGATTGGATTTGGCGAGAAGAAGCAGTTATAAAGGCACGAAAAGAGGTTTGGGGGTATTAACTACCCCTTGACCTTTAAAAGTCGCTGAGGGGCTTTAAAACTACGTTTAAAGCGGTTTTTGTTTTTTCTTTTCCTCATAGATCTTTTATTAATCATTACAGCCAAAGTCGTTGTCGTTGTGAAACCACTCATTTTCCGACTTTCCGCATTGCTCGAACATGGGCTTGATCAAATGTTCTGCCTTTTTCCAAATCTTCCGCCATTTGTTTCATATGTTTAAGGCTATGATGTCTAGCATGACGATTCATTGTTTTACGTTGTCTTGATGTAAGATTTTTTGTAAATCTTTTAATCGAAGCTACTTTGACCAATTATTTTTTCTTTCGCATTTTCATTTTATTTTTTTTCTTCTTACCTTTTTTTTTCATTCCTTTAGAAT